AAGATACTGGGGTCAGGATCAAACAATGTGGCAAGAGTTTGACGAACTAATTAAGTCCTAGCATAGTTTGGTTTTTTACCTGATCTTCCTCTGCTCTCAGCTTTTTTCTTTCTTGATACAGCAGCTCTTCTTTGTGCAGGTGACATGGCTCTAGCCTTTGCAGCAGGAACACACTTAGGATAGTTTCTTCTTTTCTCACCTTTGCTTCTACCGCACTTTGGAAAGCCGCCACCTTTTTTTGGATTGGCAATGTCAACCCAGTTAGCTCTTACCCAAGACCTTAAACCTTTTGACATTATCTTTTCTTTTTCTTTTTC